GCATTTCTACTTTAATATCATTTGTTGAATCTTGGTGAATATCAATATCCATATTATATATTTTACCGTTATCTTCATCTAATAAAAATTTCTTATCAGCGTCTTCACAAAAATCCATACCTGTAAAATAAGTTTCGGTAGTTCCATCAAAAGATGTCCATTCATGCCAGGTACCATCTCTTATATCACATACTAAAGTTTTAGCTGTATTTTTAAGAGTTAATATATAAAATTGGTGTCCCGCGATTCTCATACCATACGCATAAGCATCTGCTATACCATTTCCACCACCGTTAGCTTCTTCATCAATCAAACGTTCTACGGGCTTGGTACTAATAGTTTTTAAATCATTTCCCTCAAGCATCATAACAGACTTACCACCACTACGTCCCTGAGCTAACCATATTACTGTATTCTCTCCTGAAAAAATAGTATCTCCATTAGCACAACCGTAGCGAATTGCTATACCTTCTACTGGGCTTAGAGTTGATCCCGATGCATTACCAGCATTAAAGAAAAATTCTGTAGACCATTCATTAAATGCTACAACAAAGTTTAGATGCTTTGCTATTCCAACCCCTAAATCAGGTTCCAATGAAGAAGTAAGAACACTGTTTGCATTCCAACTAGTTGGGTCATTTACATCAGCATGAAAGATTTGATTAGTGGAACCCTTCATTACACAAATAAATCCATCTATATTTACTATACCCGATACTAATCCAGTTGGTATATCAGCGTCAGTCATTTTTGTCATTGTATTATCTGCTGCAACAGTCCATATTTTATCAGCTACTCTAAATACAAGTCTTGGTGTTCCCCCTCTAACCTCAGTTACGTCAACTCTGCCAGTAGTATCATCCAATGTGCCACTTAATGCTGACCCATCTTTGAATATTTTATTTCCAACAGCAGCATAAATACTACCATTCTGAGTCCAACCATATAATGCTCTACCAGCAGCAGTAGCTGTGGTAAGAGAATCTGAAAATCCTGGTCGTTTTATTACTGAAGTAAATGGAGTATCTGCAGGACCAGCTATTACTTCAGGATAACAATTCTTAAACCACTGATCCTCTGTTGTACTAAATTGCCTTTGTTGTGGCAAAGCAAATAAAGGTACTCGTACTGAATCCATAAAATTTACCTACGGTATGTTCCTTGTCTATCAGCGGGAAGTAAAAATAATGATTCTTTCTCCGTTGACCAATCATCACATTGTTGCTTTAATGAAGAAGATATTGCAATTAGTTCCTGATATTTAGTAGCAGTTACTCCATATTTAGGAGATATAATAACTGCTAATCCCCAACACAATGGTAAATACCATTCTTGAGGAAAGTCAGGTTCACTCTCGTTAGTTACACCATCAAAATCTTCATACGCTCTTGTAACATACAAATGTATTCTATCGTTTGTATGTGAATCATCAGGCACAGGCCAAACATTCATATTGGCTGTAGTTACCTGAGGATCAAAATATAATTGGTTTATTTTACCACTTTCGGTTTTCTTACTTAGGTCAACATACTCTTGTCTTGATATTATAGTAATAGGTACATCAGTATCCTCAGTACTACGAACCCAAGCATTATTAATATTTAAAATCTTTTGCGTAAATGCATTTGTATACGTATATACTCTGTCATTATCAGATGCATCGTCATCTATTGCGTCTGCAATAGTTAATGTTGTAGCAGAACCTACAGCAGTGATAGTACTAAAATGTATTCCCGAAGAATCAGTTACTACACCTATTATATCTCCAACAGCCATACCAGTAGTATCGTCTACCGTTAAAGAAGTTGCTGAAGATGAAACACTACCATTTAATTTAGTAGTAATAACTTCAGACTCCTTAGCCATGTTATCTACTGAAGAACCACCAAACGTATATTGTCTTTGTCCTTTGATTGGAAACAGGACTATTTCCTGATTGACAAATAGATTCATTCCCTCTGCCATCCAGAACTTAATCATCATATTAAGAGATCTAGCACAATCAGATTTTTGGTTAGTGCTTGGAGTTTCTCCTTCACCAATAACACCAATAAGCTGAAGAGCTTCGGTAATTATATTATCTCTTGTTATTGAAAAATCAACTGATCCACTTGTAGCCATTATTCTTCCTCTTTGTTGTTTCCGTTTAATGATGATTTATGGTAATTTTGTACCGTAAAATCACTTACATCATCAGCATAATCTATAATCTCACTATGTTTTACTCTAATAAAAGTATATGCGCTATACCAATTCTTTTTATTAAAATACCACAATGCTACATTGTATGTAAGTAAAACCAAGAAGGGAGACATCACAGCGTCAAACACTACCATTGATGTACCATCTTCAATAAAAATATACGGCTCTAACACAGCTTGTAATAGTATTTGAGTTAGCGCAGCTAATGGACTTGATATTACACAAGCCATTAAAAAAGTCCTTTTTATACTCCAAGGAGGATTACCTTCTTGTCTATTTATACGACGAAGTAATACATTAATCCATAATCCAATTACCGTACTAAAAAGTAGTGGTAAGAATAATAGAAATAAATCTGCGTACCAAGGTATATTAACCATTTAAGGTTTATCAGGCCACGTTATGTTATCTACGTCACTCTGAGTAGGTAAATCTCTTAATGCTTTACGATAGGCAGTTTGTGCGTCAGACATAGTTAAATCGGAACTAGCCCACCAATCTGTTTCTCGTAATCGGTCATCACGCCTTAATCTTATTTTTCTCCACTTCTCTTCTGTTGATTCTAAAACTATATTATTTTTTTCTGCTTGAGTAAAAGCTCGTTCTATTACTTCACCAGTTTGTACATTTACTTCAATTACGTCAGCCATTTTATTTTCCTCTTAACTGAATGATAATGCAATAGAACCAGCATCAAAGGTATCTGTACCACCAGTAGTATCTGAGATTTGAACTCTCTCCAATACACCTGCAAGACTTTTTGCACCTGCGTTGAATTGCATCTGAGGAGTACCATTATCGCTAGTAACTCCAGACGCAATCCAAGTATTATTAGTTACATCCTTTAAGCGAAGATGAATAATACCATCTCTTGTATCTCCTGCCGCTACTGAGTAGGTCATAATAAAACCCGCAGTACTTGTGTCCATATTAGCACCATTACCTGACCTTGATACATATCCACTAGTTTCTACACCCCCTGACGGTCCGATGCGTACTATCCATTCTCTAGTACCATTTGCTGATAATCCCTCAAATAAAACATCAACACACGTAACACCAGGAGGTATTCCTGTTGCTGCTACCGTTGTTGCACCAGTAGTTACTTCTGCACCTACAGTTGTGCCAAGTCTATGCTTAACACCTGTATCATCTGTATGATATAAAGAACTTGGGGCATCTGACTTAACCCAGATTTGCGAACTTCCAGCGATATCCGTAACATCATCACCTGCCTCTACAATAAAGACACCTGTGTTTGTAATTTTAGCCATTACAATTTACCTCTTTCAGTTGCAATTTTTGCTTCCTGTGCCTCTAACCAACCATCATCGGTGCCTAAAACAGCATCGCGTAACCTTCTTTGAGTAACAGCATACTCTAGTTCCCTTATCTTCATCTTGGCAAGTCTTTTATCTTTACCATCTTCCCAAGCCTGTTCTTCTAAATCTCTAGCAGCTTCTTGTTCTGGAGTAAATTTAATTTTTCCATCTTTAGTCTGTCTATAACGTGTCATAAATTTCTCCTATGTGTACCCATAAAGTCTGTGGTTACAATCTGCAATATTTCCAGATTCAAATATTAATTGAATATGTGTTACGTCATCAGTACCAAGATTATAATGTCCCGAATAAGCTCCCCATACTCTAACACCTGAGTCTAATGTAAATGTACCGATTGATGTAATATTGAAAAATTGCCCAGCATCACGAGGATTGAAGATAGAAATTCTTGCATTATTTGTCTCGTTAGTAGCGTTTCCTAAAGTATTATCTGCGAATATTGACATACCTGTATGACCAGGATCACCATGTTGGTTTGTTCCACTACCTGACATATTAGAGTAAGCACCACCCCATTCGTAATCATTAGTCCCTGATTTAAAAGTGCTTCCTCCATCGATAGAAACTCTCAAAGCTAATACTGCTCCATCTGTAGCAGGGGTAAGTGAATCTATCCATAAATCCCAGTGAGTAAAAACACTACTAGAAATATCAAGGTCAAGTGATGCAACGCCTGCGGAAGTACCTGATGCTACAAGTTGAACTGCTTCTAACTTATTACCTGCAGCATTTTGAATTGCTTCTACAACTAGTGTACTCATAAATCATTTACCTCTTTAATCACAGCTTCCATACCTTCTTTTAATTTATCAACGGAATCAGCATTGGTTATCTTTGTGTCTTTAGTTGCGTCTCTGATAGTTTGTTTTTTAGTAGATACTGCTGTCTTTGTATCAGAATCACCAGCTTCATCTGCACGTTGGTAAGCAATGTCTAATTCTTGAAACTTAGGTATTCTTGCCTCTCTAACTTTCTCTTTAGCAATAACTTTTGCTTTGCTTAAATCAACCTCTGTTGATTTGCCTTTAGAAGTTACCCAAGCGTTGCGAAATGTTCTGTCACTTTCAACTGCATCTACGTCAACAATATCTGCTGAATCTCTGCAATTTTCAGGAACAGATTTTATTAATAAATCGTTTATCGTACCGCCATTCGCTAAAAACTCTGGGGCAGGAATAACAATTTTAGCTATTCCATCTTCTCCTTGATACACTATTCTTTCATCCGCCATTATTGATCTCCAAGCATTACGCCATAAACTAATACACAATCAGCCGCTGCAAAAGATGCGTTACAGGTAATCAATCTAATAGAACCTGCGGCCTGTGAATTAAATCCTATAATAGTACCACTTACACTTGTATTATCTGTTTCTTTCGCAGTTCCTACTGCTGTGTAATTAACACTACCGAAATCAGTAGTGATTACTACTGTATGGTCGCCTGTACCATTATCTGTAATACTTGCACAGTTAAATGAATCTCTAAATGCGGGAGTGCTTGTTCCATTCAAATTAAACCACGCTTTTACTGTTCCTTGGTTTAAATTAGCAGTAGTAGTTGGATTACTTCCAGAAGCATCTTGAAGTGTATTTACTTTTAATATACTCATATTATACCACCGTCCAAGTTTCGCCAGCGCCTACAGTAACTGTATGAGTACTTGCAATTGTAAATGGTCCAGCAGTCATTAGGTTACTACCATCAGTTACTTCAAAATTTCCAGCTGTTGTTCGTATATTTTCAACTCCCACTACGTTGCCTCCAGCATCTTGTAATCCGCCAGAAGCAGCTACTGGGGAAGAACCACTATTAGGAAATGGCATAAATAAGAATGCAGAAGTAGTTAATGCATATACAAGAGCTAAATCATTAGCAGCAGCTTGATAATTAGTATTACCAGCCACAGTTATTGTGGCGCTATCTACGACAGACGCAGCAGCATCAAATATTAACCACATATGATCACCAACCCGCTTCGGAGTACCGAAGTCAGTTATAGCATTAGTACCTGTTATGTGGACTGTATTGCCATCAACACCCGCCCATATATCTGTATCACCAGCTACAGAAGCAATAGCAGTTCCTTGTGACATGCTAATAAACTTGCCATTAGTATCTAAAAATCCACCTAATTGAGGTGTAGCATCGTCTACTACATCTCCACCTGCTGCAGCCCATTTTACTCCTGTTGCTTCAGAAGAGTCTGCTGTTAAAACTTGATTATTTGACCCAACTGCTAGAGGTATAATATTAGTTCCATTAGAAGCTAATACATCGCCTTTAGTAGTTGTTGATAATCCATTAAATATATCGTGTACGAGGGCGTCAACTTCATTGAGCCAAGATGCTACAATGACCGTTTCGCCGTCAGTAAAAGCTGTTGTTGCCATATTATAATCCGCTCACTGGTATTGGTGTAAAAGAAGTATCCCCTGTTCTAGCACAGCCTGCTTCAGCTTGTCCAGCCCTAGCAGATCTGGTTATACAAACTGTTATTCCTGCATTTGCATCATCATCGGGTCTTATAAATCCGTCAGGAGTTATTTTATCTTCAACTCCTCTAATTAAATCTTGAGAGTGTCGGGGTTCCCAATCGTATTTACATACGACTGCCCCATCCCATCTTTCAAACATCTCTGCGTCTCGGTATACGAAATCACATACATCACATTTAACCCAATGAT